TCCAAAATGGGACCACAATATCATGGTGTGTTTCTTCAGAAGTATTGTAGTTGATAATAACTGCATTACGATGCTTTTCTACGAAACTATTATAGAATCTAAAGTCTACATCATGATTCCAAAAGAAAATCACTTTATTGTTAGGAAATTGATTGCAAAAATACTCTATACACCGTGCGATTTTTCTAGCAAAAATATTCATCTTGCCGAGAATTTCTTCAAATTGTAACAGTTCCAAATATATCGGGAAAATAATAACTGTATCGTCGTCAATAGTATCGACTCTATCAAAGAGTGAGAAATCTTTTTCTACTATACTTGTTGTTCGCACGTTTTCACAAAAAATATCGGTATTATACAAAACATCTTGTCTGCCGCCATCGAGGTACTCTTTGAATGCCCCAAGTGACATCGACAATTCTTCCAATATTTCTTTGTAGTCTAGTATTTTAATTTTCACAGGATTCCCTTTTGTTTCAGGGATTTTTTATTTAGCTTCATCAGTATATCAAACTTAGACCCATCCTCTATCCTGTTATTTTTATAAGATGAATTATGCCAGTGCCAAGTAAGGGCACCCTCAAAAAGATAATCACTAAATTGATTTTTTTCAAACCACCCACTCTCAATCTGGGTTCCCAAGCCGCCGGAGTTGTAATGCTTAATGCCGTTCACATAAGTTGTGTTGAGCTGCCATTCTGTATTGAAAAACGTTGAAGGAAATACAGTAAATTGTTTTTTAGTATAAACCTTTGCTAATAACACATGATCTAATACGGTACTATCCGCTACAGGTTCTGAGTTTACGATTTCTTGCATACAGAGATTTGAATGTAGGCTATCTTTGTGTATGCTCATCATCGCTGCACACGGACCAAAATGATAAAAATCTAATTCTGAACCCCACATATATGCCCACTCTTGATCGAGAATCGTTTTAAGATCTCTCAGAAAAACCATGTCCATATCAGCCCAAATTCCACCATATTTATGGGTAACTAGAAATCTTAACACACCACTTTTCATATAGTGTTTACTGTCGCTAGCTTCTGTCCATTTTTTACAATCTTCTAATACCGTTCCCTTGACTTCTTCTTCAGGGTGGTAAACTCTAAAGTCTATCAATTCTTTGTAAGGTTCCAACAACCGGTTGTGGGATATATCATAATCTGACCATAAAATTAGTTTTGTCTTTTTTAAGTTTTGTGTTGCCAAGAAAGACTCTACGCAAAGCAATTCTTTATTAGTTTTTATCTCTGAATATATATGAAAATTAGTTACTTCTTCGGGATAAGAAATTGAGTCATAGTCTATAGATTTTAAAAATTCTAAACATTTCTTATAATCTGTAAATAATTCAAAGTTGTCTTGTGGGTTAATATTTATCACGGTTTATACTTCCTCAATTGTAGTAAAAATTTGTCATCTAATTCTTTTAGATTTCTATTAATACTTTCTGGATGTTCTAATAGGAAGGGCGAAGTAAAGCATTCACCCCTAACGGATGGTTTAAATTCGTGAACGCCCATATATTCGTCCTCTATCGTTCTACGTTCATCATCACCACCTAGCACCCACGGAAGATATATTCTTTCAAAATAATTGTCTATGCAATTACTTTTAGACACGCTATCTTTATAATAAGAAACCTTTTTAAAAACCTGATCTGGAAAAACATATGAATAATGATACATTAAAACTTCGGTCATATTATAAAACGTTTCGCTGTCTATGTGTTTTCTTGGCATGTCTGAAGCATACTTGATTGTGGGGGGTCTGTGCGTGAGCCAAGTTGATCCCGGCTCGTACTTAAATATTCTTAAGAAATTATCTCTTGCTAACTCGAAGCCAGTGAGGTAATGATTCATCCCCCCATAAAAGGAGCAGCTTGTCACACCAACGCTGGTGGGCTGATGTTGACGCAAGAAGTCAATCGTTTTTTCTAAATCCTCATTTTTATATAGTTCGTCAGAGTCTAGATTCCAAATATAATCTATGTCATCTCTAATAAATTGCATGTATGCTTTACACTGCTCGTCCTTTTCTGAATATTGACCGTGTACTATACTAATCTTATTCTCTGGATCTGAGAAATTATCAAGTATCTCGTTAGTTTTATCGGTTGAAGTTGTTCTTCCTTGTCTTTGCCAATATTCAACTGGTCCTTCTGCTATCAAAATTTGCTCTGCATAAGGGTATACTTGCTCTAAGCATTCCTGTAGAACATAGTCGCCCTCAAAAACAATCATACCAAAAGCTATTTTCATCTTAACCTCAAACAAATTTGAATAGAGATGTTTTCTTTGGGGTCCACCCTAAACACTCTCTAGTTTTATCAGAGCAAATAGAGTACCTGTAATCCTGACCCATTCTGTTCTCGATAAATTCTATGTGATCTTGGTAGTTAGTTATATCGTACCATTGACATATTTGTTCTACAATCTCTATATTTCGCATATAGTTGTATGTAGAAACATTCCATATTTCGTTTACGTGGTCGGCGTGGCAAATTTTGTATATTGCGTCGGCATTGTCTTTAACAAATAGCCAGTCTCTAACATATGACCCATCTCCATGCAGCGGTATTTTCTGGTTGGTATCAAGACAGTGTAAAATTCTTGGGATTAATTTCTCTGGATACTGTCGAGGTCCGTAGTTATTAGTGCTCCTCACTATTTGATAGTTGATATCAAAAGTACGAGCGTAAGCAAATATGAGCATTTCCGCAGCAGCCTTGGTTGCCGAATACGGATTGCTGGGATTCAATATGCTATCCTCTGTTTTCTCGCCCTCATTAACGTCTCCGTAAACTTCGTCTGTGCTGATATGCACAAGTAGCGGTTTTTGATAGACCTTGGCTCTCAACAGGCTTAGAATGTTAAATACTCCATCTACGTTAGATCTCAAAAACTCCTTGGGGGATTCTATCGAGTTATCTACGTGAGATTCGGCGGCGAAGTTAACAATTATATCGCACACGGGCATGTGAGTCATATCGCATATGTCTTCTTCTATGTGACAATAGCTTGGGTCATTATCCCAAGGCAACTCTTTGTTCGCGGCGTAGGTCATTTTATCTATGTCTATTACGCGATGACCCTCATCAAGCACCTGTTCTACAAAATGGCTACCAATAAATCCCCTACCGCCAGTTACTGTGAAAATCATTAGCTATCCCTCAAAATTATATATTTTATGTGTTCGTTTGATTGCTTCAAAATAGTCATCATATATTTTTTTAAGCCCCAAATTGGATTGGTACATATCCTGCGGGGTAAAACAATGGTGCATTGTGGATGGAGTATATTTATCTTCAGAAATAGAATATTCAAATTGTGAAAAATGACTAAATATTAATTTTTGCCTTTTGTCTCCCCATGCAATACAACCATCTTCGACGTAAGAATCAAAATTATAAAGCATCCACTGCCAAGGCGCTCCATGCCCTATGTTTCCATCTATAAACAAATTTGTTCTATCCAAAGAGACAAATGCGTCTAAATATCTTTGATCCCCACATGTAGCCAACTCTGGGTATTTCCTGTGAAGTACTGCGTCAGCCCACCAACTTAACGTGTTTCGGCCTATATCGTTATTTTTAAAGTGGACTACTCCAACATTGAACCAGCCATTTCCATTGGGTATTCTTGGGTCATATTGTCTATGTCTGAATATCCCAATTTCCTTATCGCCTATCTCCTGAAATACACTATCAATGTCCTGATGAAAATATATGTCTGCATCTATATATGTGATATCAGACTTAAGTTCTTTTATTAAATAGTCAGAAAAGAATGATGCAAGTGTATACGAATAGTATTTTTTATCTTCGGACTTAAGATCTCGTAACGTTTTGTTGTCTAAGAAATATTTGTCACTATAAACTGTAAGTGTTTCATTACTATATTTAGATAGCTTATCAAACGACTCTTGATCAAAACATAGATAATGAATCACGAAGTCTGAGCTTTTACGCAGCAATGACTCGTAAAGAGTTAGACCTTTAGATAGAAAATTATAGTCCGAGACTACACAGATATGTTTCATTTTTGACATAAGCACTGATAGGGTCGTGGGCTATTAATATCTACAGTCTCATCCTTCTCTACATTATAGCATGAGAAACCAAAATCTTCAATCAAAATCGTTCTAATTTTTGGCCAATCTTCATCTAGATGATTCTCTATCAGAACCGCTCTCGTTCTTTTAGCTACGTTTTTCATTCCGTTGAGAACTTTTAATTCCGCCCCCTCCACATCTATTTTTATGAGTGACACTTCTTCTTCGTCCTTGAGTAGTTCATCTAAGGTGATAGATTTAATTTCACCTATTTTTACATTTGCTTTATATGAAGTGTCGTGGCCCAGTATATTATGAACTTCGCTATTTTCCCCCGCGTAGTATGACTCTGTACCATTCGTGTCTGAAATCGCGGCGTTTAAAACTTCTATATTTTTGTGATGTCCAAAACGCATCTCTAGATTTGAGAATGTGTGGGGATATAATTCTATAGAATAGACCTTGCCGGTAGCACCCAGTCGTTGTAACATAAATGAAGTATAAGCCCCCACATTCGCTCCCACGTCCACAACAGTGTCACCTAACTTTATCAGGTCTAATTCTCTAATAATTTTCATGTTTTTAATATCGTGATGGTCCATCTTACCTCCTAGTCATTAGTAATTTTGTTTCGGGGAAATCCAAGTTCTTTTCTTTTATTGAAAACGAACTGATCTCTTCCAGCATAATGAAGGGTTTTTTGGGCGGCGAGGTCAAAATCACCAGAATTAATATTCCCCTCTTCCCCGTAATGCTCATGTTTGATAATAACTTTATCAATATATGCTACTTTCCCCATACGTGTAACTTCGCGTGTGAACTCATCGTCGGAGTATAGACTTTTATAATCTGGATGATATATATATCCAAAATGATCATACAACTTCTTACCCAAAATAGAGAAGGTAATTAATTTGCCATCGGTATGACCGTCATTGAAATGTACGCAGCCATCTCCATCTGGAAAATGTTCCCCCATCGCCCAAATTATTTCCCAATCCCAGTTATTAACTTGGGGCACCATGTCATCTGAGGCGCATACTATTATATCATAGTCTATCCAGAAATCATCAATGTGCGCATTTATGGAACTAATTTTCTCAGTATTTTTATCATAGTGTATCTTATAGCCCGCGAATGGATTCTGTTTCAATATTTCACTGATCTTATATTTCATCATGTCGTTATTCATTGAGTCATCATCAATATCGCAATTGATATTGAAAAATAAATCTACATACCTCTTGTTATCTATCCAGTGACCACTGGCCTTATTCACATACTTATCGAGTACACTTAGAAATTTGTCAGGGCGATTAAGAGTTGGAAGCTGGATTAGTAATCTCATTTGAGCCATTCCTCTAAGTCAACTTGTGGAGTCCAGTTCAATAATGTTTTGGCCTTCGATATGTCGGCCTGACTATGTCTTACTTCCCCCTTTCTTTCTGGAATATCTATATAAAATCCGTCTCCTATCATTTTCACAAGATCCATAACAGTGTGTGATTTACCTGAGCCGACATTGATTATTTCACCAATTGCTTTCTTGTTATCGGTAAACGCTGCTTTTATGTTTGCCTCCACAACATCTGAGACATGTATAAAATCACGAGATTGTAGGCCATCTCCAACCACTGTGAGTGGCAAACTTTCTTCAACCTGCTTTTGAAACAAGCCAATAACCGGTGCATACTGCCCACTAGTAGGGTGTCGTTCTCCGTAAACATTAAAATATCTAAATATAACTGTTTCCAGTCCATACAATTTATAAAACATCTTACATAGCTGCTCGCTAGCACATTTAGAAACTGAATAAGCATTAAGACAATCAGTTTCCATACTTTCTGATAGAGGTGGGTCGTTAGCAATCCCGTAGGCGGCAGAGGTGGAAGAGAAGACTACCCTTTTTACCCCATTCTCTACAGCGGCTTGAAGCACACTACAGGTGCCAGTAACGTTTGAGCTAATGGCGAAAGTGGGATTGGTGACACACGATTGAATACTTGCTTCTGCTGCCAAATGAAAAACACAATCTACACCTTCAAACAAATGATTTATGTCGTAAAAATCTTGAACATTATACCATATGTATTCAGCGTCTTTATTATAATAAAATTGTTCGTGAGAGTCTGACGATTCATTATCAATGACCATCACACCATGTCCATCTTTCACCAGTCTATCGACTATGTGTGATCCTATAAAGCCCGCCCCTCCAGTAACTATAGTTCTCATAACTTATCACTGATTCCTTCTAATTTTTGGGAAACATCTTCTATCTTCAACGCCCGAAAAAGTCGGGCTGTTCTTTTGAAACAATTATGCTTTCTTTTTATTTGCCCCCTGATCAAATCAGATATGTCAGACTTTGAATTATCCTCTATAAATAAACTGGCTAAAATAGAATCTAACAATTTTTGCTGGTTTTCAGGAACTCTCAGGGTTACCTTCTTAGATTTTAAAATAGAATCAAAAAGTATCTGAGATGTCACAAGATTAACATCGTCTGCTAAAATGACTTCATCATACTTGTGATAAAAACTAGATAGCCCAGCAACGTCTAGGCTCATATCTGCGTAATCTGAACTTTCCGGGTTCAAGGAAAGTGTGTGGTAGGTTTCTTTGTTCTCAATGGCCCGCTCCGCTAAATCATTTTTCTGTATGCTAATGACACACGCTTGTAGGTTATAGTCAGGGGTCGGAGCAGGTGCCAAAAAAATGTCTGCTGCTGGATATAAATTGATGCATTTAATATTTTTTGTCTTTACATTATTATTGGATTCGTACAGGTTGGTAAACATAAAGGGGATATTTACATTCTTTGCTTTAGCAATGTTTTCTATAACGTCTATTTCTGATTGACTGGCCCCAGAAATATTTAATACCATTTTGATTTGTTTTTTTTTCGACAGATACTTCACTATGTCGTTGGTCAAAAATTTGTAGTGGGTTATAAATAAATTCGGCTGGTACATATCAAAGGTGTCATAAGCGCTCATTTGTGGGTCGGACCATAGAGATGTTTCATATCCACACTCCGACAGGCATCTGTGAATATACATTGGCTCCGTTGATAATGCAGAGGTATAGTTTTGAATTAATGTTCTCATATCCTTGTAATCCTTCTGAGCGTTTTTATATTGTTGATCTTTATTACAGATTTGTGATCGTTATTTTTCACAAAAACCCTATTATTCCTCACTAACTCATTTATTGCTTCAAACATGAATCTATTTTTGTAATCGGGGTTTGAAACTGTATGATAGAGAGACTTTATTGATTTCTTGTTAGATAGATAAATTATTTCTGTCCATACCTTTGCTTTAATCCCGAGGGCAAGAGATGTTAATTCCCCCCCGCTGTGGATCACTCCTATATCAAAGTCTTTATAATCACCTTCATCTTGGTATAATGCGGTTGACACCCTATAATCTATACTTCTAAGTGAGTCCGGTGTCATAAGAATCCCGCCCCCACAAAATAGTATTTTATCGTTATTTATATTGTTAATACATAGTCTAGCACTCTCGCAGCAATTTGAATTAAAATGCATTTGATTTTCTACCACCCTGATATTGACATCTGCAAAATTGTCTTTTATAAATTCAACAGTTTTTTGTGTCTCAAACCCTGAGCATAATATGATCTCAAAATTTTTGAAGGTGGCTTTTATAGACTCGACCTGTCTTTGTATAAGTGTTTTGCCCTCTATTTTCATTAATGGTATTGGGCCATATGACTTCATTCTATATCCGTGATTTTCTCCAAACAATACAACGGATATAAAACCGTCAAGCTCATTACCATCAACCTGTTTTGTTTGAGGGCTTGTTATGAATCTGTTTTTTTTTCTCATATTTTATATACGTACTCTGATTTGAAAGTTCCCGTCCGTGTTTTTTCAATTCTTCGGCCATTAAGTCGAAATTCTCAAAATCTAGATAAGAGCTGTTTACCACCTTCGAGTGTATTGCTAATACTCCGTTATCGCAATCTTCACAAAGGCCGACCTTATTTAATGAATCATTTACCTCGGAATTTATGAAATTAAAATATTGACAATCAATTTTTGATCCGGGCCTTATCTTAGTAAGATAGCCATACTTTGTGACTATTAAGGGGTAGAAGGCGTCTCTATCTCTTGTGGCTATATCCACCTCGCCATGAACGACTAATCTTGATCTTAAATTCAGTTCTTGTAACTCGACAACCTTATTAACATAATTTTGAACATTGGCAGTATTACCATGTTTAGATAGAATTATGCCGATCCTATTCTGAGGATAATCTATCGACTTTATTGAGTCTAAAGTTTGGTTTAGTTGGTCAATATTTTCTGAGTCAATCTCTATCACTATGCCAAAAGTTAACATTGATTCGAGTGTAGCTCTAGCTACTAAATCTTCTGCATCAAATTTATTCCCCCACACCTTGGTTCTGTACATGTTACAGAATTGTTTTAGTTCGTAATATGGTTTCCCTAAAACTGGTTTTGCCATGTCCTTTTCTTTTAGAACTTCAAGCCTGCCAGCCTCGCAGCCCACCTGCTTAGTTTTGTCTACGTTGTAAGTTGAAAAAACACAATCTTGACAATCCATTTTAACCCCTTGAAGCTTTTACCTCATAATGAATACCGGCAACGTTGGTATTAATAATCTTCAACCCTAAATGTTGCAATACCGGGACAACATCATTAATGGATGACATTGATTGACATGAATTTACTATTTCAGACGCTACAATTTCACTGATTCCGTTATTTAATACGGCCTTCGCAAATAGTCTTACATCCTTTCCTCCCACAACAAGGGTTCCTCCCAACCTTAATTTGTTAACGAGGCTGGTGATACATTCGCCCACTTTATCTATTGAAAAATTGTCTAACACATCGTTAGCTAAAATTTCTTGACATTCGTTGTCAGAAATATCTAAAAAATTAATATGGTTGTCACTTACTACTACGTGGTCGTAATTTTCTACTGTTTCTTGATCCATCCTTGTCACATGTATTTTCATTTTTGAACCTCACAAGCCTTGTCAAATATTGTGTTCCAGTTATTAATAAATTTTTCCTCAGAAAATTGATCAAGCGTTGTTTGTCGTGCAGCTTCTCCCATCTTGTTCCTAAGATCTTTATCGCCAAGTAATTGATCAATGAATTGCTTTAATTCTTTTTCATCATTTGACATAAATCCATTTACACCGTTTTCTATAATCTCTGGTATCATACATGTAGCCGTTGTTACTACCGCACAGCCACAGGACATAGCCTCCAACAGAGACGTGGGAACCGGACTAATCGTTGAAGTATTTAAGAATACCTGAGCGGAGCAATACTCGTTGACAAGATCGTCGGTTGACTTGGCTGGTTCGGATAATCCTTCTGTATTGCCTACTAGTCTTACTTCAATCCCCTCAGTAATTCTCTTCCAGCCACTATAATTGCAGCAATAATCTCTGTTAACAAAATCGTTTACAACGCTAAGAACCACGGGTTGCCTTTCTATGTCTCGTGGTTTGAATAATTCTGAATCAACAGAGTGATGAACGACACCGTTGTCACAGTTCATGCCCCACTGTTTAGTTGAATATTCTGATATAAAGATATTCATGTCTCCAATTAAATTCTTAAATGTCTCCAATTGAGACTCTGGCCAACTTGGGATAGGCAGGGTATGTTCTAATGATATGAGTGGCAGGCCAAAACTATTATTTATTTGACTAGCCACTTGGAACTGACCGAACTTACTTTGACTTAGTATTGCGTCGAATTGGATTCCCGACATAACCGAGTTTTTGGGCATAGTGTAATAATTCTTAGGTTTTTTTGCATATGTCTCGTCCCATTCCTTACAATCGTCGTATCTAAAAGAATAGAAGTTGTGCCCAGTTTTGCACAACTGAGTTTGATATCTTTCGTGAGTATCAAAAGTTAATATATTGTATTTGTCTTTAGTGTTACCGTGAATCGCTTTGTTTATTATTGATAATGTTCTATGACTCATTTAGTATCTCCAACATTCGTTTTCCAATATTCTCGTGGGAGAATCTAGCAACGCTGTTCAAGCCAGCGGCCCTAGCCTTTTGTTTATGTACTATCGGGTTCTTCTTATAACTTTCATAGTACTTTCTCATTTGTTGTCTAATTTGTTTTTCACAGGGTTGAAACCAATACTCTCGTGCTGTAAAAATGTCTGGAAAAGCCGCGTCAGAACATTTACAAACTGCAAAGTGACCGTCAATTAATTTACCCGTATTTTCATCCTCAGTGATGAATTCTTTTGGACCCCCAAAATTGCTGCATATTGGTGTATTGCCAAACGCCATAGCATCAACAGAGGGTATAGACCAAGCCTCTCCATGAGATGGACATAGAAAGCAATCGCAATAATTATGAAGTGCGTACATTTGTTCTATGGTTATCTCCTCAGCTATAACAATATCTTGTTTGTATTGATCTAAGGAAGAATAAATTCGCAGAAGGTGTTTAACATGGGAAAATTTGTTGTCTAGTTCAGCCTTTGTTTCTTCACTTGATTTCCCAAATTTTCTGGTTTTAATAATTAGAACGGCGTCTTCTGACCTATCAAATTCACTGTGAAAACAACTAGATATACACTCTAGGTTTTTTCTATCGTTAAAGTCTCCGGCGTAATAGAATTTAAAAGAATCATTTGCTTGGGGTATGCTCATATTTTCATACTGTTTTTTATACTTTTCGATGTCTGTTGCGTGATGGACCAGCTTGGCGGAAATCTGCCACCCCTCTTGTGACGCATCGTTAATCAAAGAATTTAACAAATCTTCATTCGGAACCCAAACTTCATCCATTTGTTTTAAACATTCAAACCAAGCCAATTGTTTTATGCTATCAGACTCTGCTTCTAAAAACGCTATGTTCTTCTTAAAAGCTTTGGTTCCTACAAGGTGGTGCGGCAATACGTGTTGAATACAGAAATCACAATTAGATGAGTCTTTCTGTTCTAACTCTAACAACTTGGGGTGAACGTCTTGCTTGTCTCTAGTCAACGTAACATTTCGACACACAACATCTATTCCAACGGTGTCAAGTGCTAATATTTGATCAGTAGCAGCCTGCGCCCAACCACCGAACTCTTTATAATGTCCTATATACAATACTTTCATTGGATCAAACCCCTTTGTTTCATAAGTGAAACTCTTTTTTCTTCCCAGTGGTTCCTTCTCATACACTGTGAGGACATTTGATCGTAGGCTATATCAAAATTAAATGGAACTCTATGATGGACTCCGTCAAATGCGGCAGATGACTCATTGAAATACATACCCCCGGTTGAAGCTGTAGCGGTTTTGTATAACAGGTCTCGGGTCATTCTTGACTCAAAATATGTGTTAATTTTGGATTGATCGCCCAACACATTTACGATCAACCATCTGGATAGGTGATTGGAGTTTATATTTGGGGGCATGTCCTTGGGCTTTTCTGCGGGTTGGTGTATTTTGGGCGGAGACGCCCAAGTTTGCTGAACGGGATGAATTTCTATGCTGTCAAAATATTTTTCCCACTGACTACCACTAAGGTGCCATTGATAATATTTCTCAAAATTTTCTCTCGTCCTATTTCCTTGGGCCAATCTTTCTTCTTCCGTATTAGCAAAAAAGTCCAAGAAATAGTTAGCAGCCTCTTCATTATCTGGAACGGCCCTGAGACAGCCAGTTTCCAATTCTTTGTACAAAGCCGCTGGTTTAATGGGATAACCTTCTAGCTTTCTAAGTACGCTTTCCATCGCAGAGTAGTCCGTGCCACAGACAGGAACTCCACATGCTGCCGCTTCTACTTGTGGTAAGCCAAATCCCTCACAGTTAGCATATTGAGTATAAAGATCAAATAAATTAATAATTCTAGATAGATCTTCGTAGGATGCTCCGTTTTTGACATTTGATAGTGTCGATCCCCACCTGCCAGTGAAGGGCGATTGTGCAACCGCTCCATTAAAGAGAGATGGAAAAGGCTGTTTGGTTTCGGGACAAATGTATGTGAACAGAACGTGTGAGGCAAGACCGTACTCTTGTATCAACTCTGGAATGTCCCAGCCTAAGTCAGGATATGAGGTATGGCAGTATAGATAATACTTTTTATCCTCTGATTTTGTTAAAAATTTCTTGAAAGCCTCGAATAAATCTGGATACAGTTTACGTCTTTGATTACGCATTACTGTTCCAATGATTTTATATTCTGGATCAACCCCCATTGATATCTTGTGAGCTTTCTTATCGGGAATGGGTTGGTACGCCGGATGTGCAGAGGGAGGGGCGCTACCAAGATAATTGATTTTGCCGCCAGATTGATCTTCTAGAATTTTGCCCGCCCAATCAGAATATGTAAAGCAGGCATCTGCGGATTCGTAGCTTGCTATCCACTGCCTAGCTTGAGGCTTGGCGTCAACCGTTGGCATCACGGCCCATTTAAAATATGGTCGAAATGGAGATCTCTCCGCAAATTCAAGCATCCAGAAATCGCGGATATCACATACGATATCTGGCATGAAGTCTAAACAAACATGTTCAAATATCCATTCTCCAAACTGATTAGTACCAGACGAGTTATAGGCATTGACTTCTTCTTCGGGGGCTTTTGGCTCACAGTCGGTATTTGGTGCTACACCATAATATTTCCACGGTATATTGGCTGCTCTGGGGTCATTTCTTTGTCCGTAAGAGGACATCTCTGCCAATTCGTATTTGTCAGTACTCTGTAAATAATTTAGAATTTCCCTTGTATATGTAGCGTAGCCAGTATTCAGAAAAGTGGCCTCGCTACAAAATAGAATTCGTTTTTTTCTCATATTATTCCTTGTCCAAGCATCCAAAGTCAAATTCGTTTACTCTAAAAATCACGTCGTCAATCGAATCTGTTTTAAATTGGCCATTTCTAGCGGAGGAATAGATCGTCATCTTAGTTCCTTTTTTTGCTAATTTAGCAATAGCGTCTGCGCCCGTGTGCCAAGCTTCAAAACTAAGAATGGTAGGATATCTTTTCTTCTCCCCACTCCTGTTTTTACGATATTCGTAAGTAACCATCTTAAAAAGACAACAACTTGGACCGTCGTCATTTTCTATTTGAGGGTCTTCGGTCAAATATCCAGTAAATGTACAATTGTTCATCTTCCCTCCAGTCTTGAACCCCTAGTTCGATACATATTATATAATAGTATGAAGGTTACAAAAATCCAATTATATTTCATGAATTTTGTTAACAATAAATGAATCCTTCTGTACTTCCCCGCATAGCATAAGATTATTTCCTTCATATAAAATAAATTGATATTGGCTTCTTGCCCTTGGGAAGACCACCACGCTGTCTAGGGAGCAGGTTTGGTCTTCAATCGTAAGGAAAGACATGAGCTTTCCTTTGGATTCTCCCTTTTTAACTGTGTGATTCACTAATCTATTCACATTGGCCACTATGCAAATATCTTTTCCTCTTTTACCGCTAAGGATATCTTTACATGTACTGTTGGCAATGGATGTATCTACCGCGTCAATTCTAGACAAAGAAATTGGACAACCTAAAAATTTTGTCTCTTGTTCAATAATCCAAGTGGGATCGTCCGACAAGTCATACGGTGGATTTTGAAGCATTTCGGCCTCGTTGTGTATAATCTGCATTCTTCCTACCTTGCTGGTTCCTCCGCCCATTTTTTTAGTAGGAGCAAGTTCCTGCAAGCATTCATATAAGCTATCCCATAGTTTTTCTGGATACCATCTCTGAACCCAGTTTGCTTCTGCTTTTGTTAGTTCTCTAAAAATCAAATACTCATACAAAGCTCTATTCCGAGATACGTTTGTAGATTTGGTAGAGAAAAATCCAATAGAGCATAGAGCCTTGAATGCCGTAGCATTAATTCTTGGAGATAAATATACTAGAGTGTCCATCCAAGTAAACTCAGACGCACATTTATCAGCCTCATCTTCGGAATCTTTGATTCCAACACAAACCTTATCGCCAGTGACTCCTGTTAAACATTTGATATCCTTGATGCCAAAGTATATACCATCAGGTTTAATATTAAACTTTAAGCTATGAGAAGAAAGCTTGGGAATTTTTACTTCTATGTCAAACAATTTAGCTTCCGACACTAGTTCATATATTTCTTGGTGGGGATCTTGTTTTTCGTTTGCGTAGAACAGGTAGGATAGGAAAAATGCGTTCGTATGATTCGCTTTATACCAAGCGGACCAGTAAGAGTCAACCGCGTAGGCTACTGCGTGAGACTTATTGAAGGAGTACCTAGAAGATTTCTCGATCCAACCAAAGATCTCAGAGGCTGTGTCTTCGTCAACTAAGCCAACCTCTTTACAGCCAGTAATAAAGTCACCACGAATAAAAGCCATAAGTTCTGCCTTCTTCTTTCCGATAGCCTTACGAAGATCATCGGCTTTTTTTAGGTCAAAACCAGCTAACTTCTGCGCTATACGCATAGACTGCTCTTGATAAACAAGTACTCCATAGGTGGGCTTTAGAATATCCTCTAAGGCGTCATGCAGATAGGTAACTTCTTCATTCTTATGTTTTCTATCAACAAACCTTTGGGTCATGGACTTGCCATCAATGATAGCCTTTAGGCAACCCGGTCGGATTAGCGCAATCAGCGCGGCTAATTCTTCTAGATTAGAAGGTTCTAATTTTTTAGACCAGTTCCTACCTAGATTACTTTCTAACTGGAAGATGCCCTTTGTCTTGCCGTCCTTAAATAAATCCCAAGTTTTCTTATCTTTATAATCAATCATTATCTTTTTCCAATTTTGATATTAAACCCTCATGTATACTGTCGTAAAACAGCTTACAGAACTTCACGGAGTAGAATCATATTTAATTATTGGTTGACCCCATATAACACACACAGATCTCTCTGGACCAACAAAGCTTCCAGAGTAATAGTATGTGTAGATGGTCTTATGATCAAATTTTTTGTCGTTTACAGCGTAATGTTCAGTTTCTTTTATATCATCAATCACTTTTTTCGTTGCTCGATATGATAAAACATGATGTTCAATTGGATCTACATCGTAATATCTTTTAGCAATCCAAATTCTACTGAACGGCTTACCAATATTTGTCCTATAGCACGTAACCTTTTGACCACTATGTGACGTATAATATACTACAGGATCTACTTTGACCCCCTCTTTCATAACTTCCATAGCTCTGGCGACAATATCCCATCTGGGTTGTTCTACCTTAGCTACGGCTTTCGCTCCAGCAAAAAGGAGTAAAAGAGGAGAGAGTCCAAGTTTTACAGCATTCCTACGATTAATCATATTGTATCTTTTGTCGTTCATACATATAGCTTTCCGTCAGCAAACGCCTTTTCAAATTTCATGTTTCTATAAACAGCCCTTCTGGACTTTTGTAGTTTAATGAAGATGTTGGCTGTATCCTTAACGTCTTGCAACGCATCGTGAGCATTCTCCGAAGAAAGCCCCATTCTCTCTCTCAGCGAATCCATGCTAATAGATTTGACATTTGGATCACCCTCAGTCCATAGCCATACGTCATCCATCACGTCAATCTTATAGATTTGATGAAACAGCTTTTGGGATTCTCTTTTTTCATCCCAAGGACCATATTCCTTACATAGCCTATCTACAATTTTCATATCGAATCCAATGATATTAAATCCAGCCGGGATGGGAGCAAAATAGGGCGTACTTTTCCAGTTATACTTGTTAACAAACGTGCCAAACTTTTTCCACACGCCCCTTGGCAGAGGTGCTTTGGCTAGCTGTGCCCTTGTTTGACCAGTAACTTTTAACGCACCCTCTTCAATTGGATCGACACCCGCTGCGATTGCTTTGTCGTCGTCTAGAATTGGACGCATCATGCTATTGAACTCTCCTTTCAACCTAAAATTCCTACCATCTAATGCGATAGCGGCGATTTGTGTGGGTTGACACCTTAGAGGGTTTCTCCCGCCCGTTTCAAAGTCAAATACGATGATGTCACGATTCATTAATTATCTCCTTGATTTTCATAAGCTTGTCCAAAAGATTAATACCCAAAATATCAAACTTTACATGTCCCAAAGCTTCTAGGTCGGCCATTTCTAAACCCGCAACCTTTTCAGTTCCGCTTTTAGGATTCACCATTGGACAAACTTTATTTAGCATCTCGGAAGAGATAACTACGCCAGCGGCGTGTTTGCCCTGTGTTTTAAACGTACCCTCTATAAATATTGCCTGATCGAAAAATTCAGCATAATCGCCGTCTAGTTCGCCGTTTTGATTAATAAAACAATAGTCTCTTAATTCGTCAGCATTATTTATTAAAGCCCATTTAATGATAGACCGATCATCGTCATCCATCTCCGCAAGCTGATCTGAGATTGAAGCCTCGTCTGGTATGGACTTAGTAATTTCGTTCATTTCTCCAAAACTACAAGCCCCATTTACTCTTAAGACTTCTTTAATAGCACTTCGCCCCTGTAATCTACCAAACGTGATCATCTGGCTTACATTGCCATGACCGTATTTTTCTTTTAGGTAATATATGATCTCGTCTCGTTTATTTCCGGGAACATCAATATCAATATCTGGCAGTGAGATATGATCTTCTGTGTTTCGTCCAGAGTTATAGAATCTTTCAAAAAGAAGATCGAACTCAATGGGATCAACTTTAGTAACACCGATAAGATAAGAAATCAAACAACCTGCGGCGGAACCTCTTCCGGGTCCAGAGAGCCAACCCATGCTATCAACATGGTTCACGATGTCTTGCACTATTAGAAAATAGCCAAACAAATCAGCATTATTGATAACTTCCAGTTCCATCAAAAATCTATTAAGATACTTTTGTTTGTCGTCAGAATTTTTGACCTTGCCCTCTTGAACTAGAAGTTTTGTCCAACCCTCCCTACAGAGTTTTTTCAAATATTCTTCTTCTGGCTCGCCGTTGGGCGTTGGGAAAATAGGGAGCATGGGCTTATTTAGAATATTATAATTCTCACATTTCTTATATATTTCTTTGAACTGATCAGTCTTATTATCTCTAAGAATTGACTCTGTTACTTGAATTTTATTCTTTAGAAAGAAATCATTTGACTCAAAGAAACTTTGGTTATTAACAGAACCACCACCCCTAATTAGCTTGTTAATTTTAGGTAGGGTCGTTTTCATGCTGGAGCATAGCATGATTCTGTGAAGATTAGCATCTTCTTTGTCTGTATAGTAAATATCCATGAAGGATTCTGACTTTTTATAAAAGTCTGCACCCTGTATTGGAGAGTCTGCTACGTTTGTAGCGATTGAGATTAGATTTCCCAGAGAGGTGGTATCTAGCAATAGAATGCTATCAAGATTACCGTCGTCGTCAAGGGAAGATACAAGCCGTATTAAATCAAGCCACCCTTGCTTGTTTTTGGCGAATAGAGAGAATCCGTCAAATGAGCAACCGATAATAGGCTTGATATTCTTAGCTATACAGCATTGATAGAAAGAAACGGCACCGGATATAGATTTGTAATCAGCGATGCCGCAGGCGGGATAGAGATTTTCAGAACATTTTTTTGCCAGCTCTTTTGGCTTAGAAAAACCTCTTTGTAGTGAATAATGAGTATAATTGCACAGCGGAAACCAGTCCATATTGTTCCTTTTCAATGTTTGATATTCAAAAATGTCGGTTTTGTTCTTCCTGACATCTCGCGTGAGAACCGTAACTCAGCTTCAATGATGACAGATCTATTCTATTATAGTCTACAAACAGCTTTTTGTCAATCCAATTTTGGAGAATACCTGTATTTGTGACTATTTATCCTCACCTCGGTATACTAAAATCCTACCATTTTTTTTGTAGATTCCTCTTCGTTGATAAAGATAAATTTCTCTAGTCTTAGGATCTTCGTACTTGAAAGAGGCGTGTTCACCATCTTCTACGGGAACACATTTTCCATCTTTTTCCGCGTATCCTTCATTGCAATTGGGCGGGTATCCAGCCTTTTTATCTGCATCAGACTTCAGTTGCAAGTCTACCGCATCAACAAGGCTAATGCTTTCCGTCTTTGCTCTTTTGGGTGTTGACATAAAACTTTTCCTTTTAATGTCTATTATGGGGATACCATCTAGATTGACCTGTTCTATAATTAAACGTGTGAAACCCTTGATAGGAAGAGAACCCCACCCCAATCCCCATTCTTACATATCTCCTATCTGGAGAAACCATAATGGGTCCAGCATTGAAATTCGTTCCACACGAAAACCATTGAACGTGAGGATAATATGCAACATTGTTGTGGTAATGGTAGCTATTGTGTGGGTGTGAATGCCAGTGCCCGCTGTGTTGATGAGGGAAATTGTTGTGTGCTGAACATACTTCAGTCGTAGAAACACTTAGGGCGAGAACGACACAGGACCATAATGCCAATTTTAGTAAATTTTTGTACATAAGTACTCCTTTATGTCTTCATGGACTTTTAAATAGACCTCTCTGTTCCAAGTCTTCTATCCATGCTTTTGTGTATAACACTTCTTCCTTTTTATATGTTTTAATTTTTTCCATCATGTCCATGACTAGCTCCTTTACTATTTTAAATTCCTCGGGACTAAACTCCAAATGGTATTTCAACGGAGATGTTGCAGATTGTCTATATTCATAGATTCTCATATCAACAGCCTTTTTATGTTGTCATGTTTATACTAAGCGGTAAATAATTCCTTAATAATTCTTCCCGAGTTAGCAATTTTCATCGGCCTTCCGTTATTACTTGTAAAGGTGGTTTTAAGAGAAATACCTAAAGCATTACAAACAGAAGCCATTATATCTTGGGATGAATATGCTATGCCTTCGACTCTCTTTCCGTCATCGCTGGTACTTCCGACAGAGATACCTCCGTTCATTCCTCCTCCTCCCACCACTACACTCCAGCTCGCCGCCCAGTGGTCACGGCCCGCGTCGGCGTTGATCCGGGGGGTTCGGCTAAACTCTCCCATCCATATGACAACAGTATCTTTTAATAGACCTCGCTGTTCCAAGTCTTCCATTAAGGCACTCATTCCCCGGTCTAATACCGGGAGTCTAGTATCTTTTAAGATGGGAAAAATGTTTTGATGATTGTCCCATCCTCCAAGGCCGACTTCAATAAAGGGAACCCCCACCTCTACTAACCGTCGAGCCATAAGACATCCCTTACCAAAACCATTGTCTCCATATCTTTCTTTTACTACCTCTGATTCGTTCGCAACCTTCATGGCTTCCATCTGTTTACTGGTCAAAACGTCAAGGGTCTTCTTTAGAACTCTCTGATGTTCTTTTGGTAGTAAGCCTCTATTGGATTTTATAAAGTTGTTCTCTAACACATCTAAATATTGCATCCGCTTATAGAATCTTGCGTCTATCTTGATGTCTAGATTTTTCACTTGACCATCACCATTCACTAAAAACGGGGCATACTGCGCTCCCAAAAATCCTGACCCCATACTGCCACCGTTCACGGAAACAAACTGTGGAATTTTAATATTATCGTTTTCAAGCTGTTTCGATATTACAGAACCATAGCTTGGATGTTCCATGCTTGGGCTTGGGACATACCCAGTATGCATGTAATATTTGCCCCGCGTATGATCTGCTTCACGGGTGCTCATGCTACGAATAATAGCCATATTGTGCATCTGCTTCGCCATTAAGGGCATGTGCTCGCAGATTTCAACATCCCCAGAGGTGGTAATGGGCTTGAATGGACCACCCGTAGGAGAGTCTGGCTTTAGATCCCATATGTCCATCGTAGACGGACCTCCGCCCATCCATAGCAGGATAGCTGATTTGCCGTTTTTCTTTAATTCCTGCTCATTGGCTTTGAGGGTTTGCGTTAATGCGAATAGCCCAGCAAACGATGATAAAAAAGATCTTCTCTCCATTTACTTACCCCTCTATATTACCCAATACCTGCATGGATGTCAGTTAGGATGTTCTTTTCCTCGCTACCAGTAACTGGCATTGGACGACCTTCTATGCTCATCCAAGTATTATTTCTGTGCAAGCCCACATGGTTCAATACAGTCCATCGTAAATCTTCTGGGCCACACTCTCCATCTTGAGGCACTTCTGCGTTGGCGTTAGACTTTCCGATAACACGTCCAGCCTCATATCCGCCACCGGCAAGCATGAGTGGTATGCTTCCACTCCAGTGGTCACGGCCTGCATTACTATTGATTTTTGGTGTTCTGCCAAATTCTGTAGCAACAACTAATAGCGTTTTATCAAAAAGACCTCTAACTTGTAGCTCGTCCATCAAAAGTGCTATATATTTATCCAAAACCACCTGTCTGGATTCGAGGCCATTGACAATATTGCTGTGCATATCCCATCCACCATATTGAATGTTTACAAATTTTGCACCATTTTGAATAGCCCTTATGGCTGAGAGAGCGTCCTTGCCTAATTGATTGTCTTTGAATGTATCATACTTGGCATCCTCTTCTATTCGGAAAGTTTCTGCGGCCTTTCCAGTAATCGCAGTTACAGCTTGACTTTGGAATTCTCTCCAAGACATTTTTTGTCCACTTAATGGGGAATGATTCTCTACTAAGTCTAAAAGACTTTTTCTTTTCATGAATCTATCTTTGGGCATCTTGAGTTGCAAATCGCCTATACCCTCTTTGCTGGCCTCATAGCCCATATATTTTTGCCCCAACCAAGCCGCACCATCACCTTCAATCTTATTCATTTTGATATATGTGGGCAAACCATGAAGGTGAGATACTGGTCCGTAGAAGTTTGCAACCATAGCTCCATAGCTAGGGTAGTTTTGAGCAGTGCCTCCTTGGTTTTTCTCCCCTCCAACCACCCAATGTGTAGCGGTTTGATGACTGGAATCTTTGTGGGCAAAACTTCTGACGACATTTATCTTGTCAAATCTTTTTGCTACTTCTTTGAAAAGACCGCCTAATTTAACTGATGGAATTTTAGTATCAATAAATCCGGTGGCCGACCTTCTTTCAATAGGTGCATTAGGAATGGGGTTAAAAGTTTCTATGTGAGTAGCCCCTCCGCCCATCCATAGAAAAATTACGCTATTTTCATTTTTACTCATTTTGGGGGCATAGTCATCAGCATATAAAACTGCAACGTTTTTATTAGCTAGAAATGCTCCTAGACAACTCGTTCCGTATGTTAGAAATTCTCGTCTATTAAAATCTATATTCAACACCTTGTTCTCCTTAAGTTATTCAGATTTTTCTTTGACGGGCCGCACATCCCTGATGAGATGGGGGAACGCCTTGGAGTTTTCTGAATCTTTTTTATGTTCGGAAGATTCGTTTTCTACTTCTATTTTTTTAATATACTCTAATGTAGGCATTGGTTCACTAGGATCAAGTATCCATTTTATGTCACGAGACTTGACCCATGATTGCATACGTCTAACGGGGACGACTAAATTAAAAGTTTCGCCAGCGCCGCGAACTAACATTCCTACGTATTTACCATCAGTTAGAAACACTCCTCCTCCAGAAGAACCGGGAAATGCTGTGACCGTTGTCTGATCAAAAACAGTACCATCTCCTCCTGATCCTAGATTCAATACACGTCCCACTTGTGACATAATGCCAGCGGTCATAGAATTAGCACCAGACTGACCCAATAAGGAGCCTACGTGAAATAGATTAGTGCCAATATCCACCGTTTTATCTTCTAGGTAGAATTCTGTGTTTGCGGTAACAAAACCTCTCTTTCTTACCATAAGAATTGCTAAATCTTCACCATTTTCAGCATGAGAATATAAGATGACCTTGGCATCCATTTTAAGCTCGCCCACTTTTCTACCATTTTCTACCAACTCTTTTACTATTTGAGCGTCTCGAAACTCCACGATAGTTTTAGGTTTACCATCCTCAATGATCTGACGTGTAGATCGGAGGTTATCTACTACATGGGCACATGTAACGACAAAATTTACCTTAATTTTATCTTCAGATCCCTCTTTAGGCGTAAGCTCTCTGGTGATAAGGACTCCAGACCCCTCAGAGGAACCAGATTTGATGGTTACGCTAATATCTTGAAGATGTTGCGCTACGTTCTGAGCACAAGCGACGGAAAGGGTAGATAAAATCAATGCCGTTGACAAAGCCGCAGAAAATAACCTTTTGACAAACATAGTGTCTCCTTTAGGTTTTACCCCGGAGCTTCGTAAAAGCCTATATTAAATCCGGGGCGAGTACATGTATTAATAGTTTCCTGCATACCATGTTCCTTCAGCTCCTTCTCTATATGTATACACATATTTTGGTTTGTTCC